AGGAACAGCATCAATTACCTTCTCTCTAATATTTCTCTGATCAGGATTAACAGATACTGTATATTCAAGACCTGTAGGAGTTCGATAACGATAATTACCAACCTCATCAAAACCTACAATCATGTCATTTTTACTAGCCATAATTGGCCGCTGAAAGAACGGTACGCTTTCTATATCTAACGGCTTAGTAGTGTCCATAGATGTAGCTTCTAGATCATCTTCCTTATTACCAAATATGAAGTCTAGTACTCCCATTATTCAGCACCTTTGTTTACTTGATCCCGTAAAGTTTTAAACCTCTTGAGTTCACCAATCATTCCTTGAATTTCTCTAACCGCACCTATGTCTTTGGTTATTTCTAACTGCTCGCGAAGTATTTCTATTCGGGCGGCTGCATACTTCTGTAGCATTTCAAAGGTGTCTTTTTCATTCACCATTAGGAGAATGCTTCGATAAAATTGTTTATCCATTCTTAGTTCTCTTCTAGGGGAACAGCTTTTGAGCCACACAGACGCTCATAAACCATGTCGCTTGTGTATGCTTCAGCCCACTTGTTTTCAGTAAAGGTGCAGAACTCCCAAAGATCATCTACATCTTCAGATAAAACAGATATTCTTTCTTGTTGAGAAGATACTGTAGTTTGCAGATGCTCTATGTCATGCACCATTCCGCTAATGTACCAAACCAAGGCTACAAGCTGTATTGCCATTGCAAAGACAAGGGCTACGGGTATCTTTAAATCACTCACTTACTGTACCGGAGGTTGAGCTGGGGGTTGAGCCTCTTGCGGTGGTTGGCCTCCATTGTCTCCTCCGCCGGATCCTGTGAACCCTGCCGCATCCGGTTCTGGAGCAGACCCCGGGGCTATATTACCACCGCCTGTTCCTGTAGGATCATCTGGATTAGGAGCACCTCCCTCTGGAACCTGTGCTGAAGGATCGGGTTGAGGCATTTGGGATTGGATCTCTGCCATCATTTTGGCTTGGATCATTGCCTCCCGAGGATCATTAAGGATGCCATCCTCATCAAGATCCATAGAAGCTGCAAGCTCCCTAAGTATGTAATCGTATTTAACAAATGGCTGCATTGCTGGGTTCTGAGTCATCTGCATAAATTGTAATAATCTCTGGCTGCGAACTTCATTTCTCATCAAGCTCTCTGTGCCACGCGGAATAACTTCCAGATCCCCAATAAACTGAGGATCAAAATTAAATTGCATATTAAAACTAAACAGTGCCTTACCTAGTGGGCTCAGCATATAATCATCGATGTTTCGTACTACCGTTTTGATAGCCTGTTGAGCAGCTCCCATAAGCATACTCATCCCAGATGCAGTACGTCCTACACCCATAATTCCAGTGCTTCCGTGAGAGTATGATGGAATACCTGTAGCTTCATCTGCGAGCTGCCGAGACTTATCAAACATCATCATAAGCTCTTGCGAAACATTCGGGAACTTCGTGCCATAAATGGCTTGCCCCGGAGCCCCACTTTGTCTTCTAAACACTTTGCCCGGATACACACTCATGTCCTGCCCCGGAACTAAGTTTGTTTCATCTATTTCTATCAATAGGTTACCAGATAGTGCAGCATTATCGATTGCTAAACGATACGCCCCATTCATAAGGAGCTGTGTATCTGCCATATTTTCAGCAACGCCAATACCGAAGAATGAATATGGATTAGCTTCATAAGGAACTGCAGAGTATGGAATTCGTACTGGGGTAAATGGATTTAAGACTAGGCGTAATATCTGACCATTACATACCCAAGCATTAATTTGGATCTGGTCTCTATCTTCTAGTTCTGTAGGGATCTCCATATCGGCCTCGAGCGCAAGCTCGCTATCAATAACTCCCCAATATTCTAGGATTTCATATCTATCTACATCAGACTTATTCTGAGAATCTTCTAGAGTATCTTCCCAGTATGCTCTCTGATAGGAAGAACCCATCTCGATTGCGAGCTCTATGCTCTCTTCACGAAAATGAGGACGGTTCTTCAACTGCCGCATCTGAGTTCGATTTAATCTATGACGTTGTACGGTAAACTCAGCTTCATCCATATTGCGCGCATCTGGATCAGGATAGAAATCCCATAAGGAAACGTACTCAACTTTTGGGATAGTCTCAAAGACAGGATCGTATTCACCTTCTGCGTTCCACTTGGCGTATTCTTTGTCAAAAGCAAATGGCCCCTTTAGAATTCCTGTTCCAAATAAGGACATCTCAAAAGACATAGATCGTAAGTGCTTAGATGCCGAGGTTTCCTCAAGCTGATCATGTATTTTTTTCTCTAAGTTCTGAGCTGCTTTTTTAGCTGGCTCAAAGGTAATAGACCCCGGATTTGATCCAGCACCGAGCTGTAAATCATCCTCAATAGGTTTAAGTTTGTTAGCGTACAGACCTAGGTCTTTTGCAATATCAGGACGATTAATAGTCCGTGGCATATCAAAATCTACGCCAGTTTTTTCTTTAACTTTATCTGAAGTTAGGGCGTTAGGATCGTAGCTCACTTCCCCTGCTACATTCGAGGGGTACTGTCGAGATTCAATCCCAATTGGAAACTTGCTGCCGGCAAACAAAACATCAATAATCTGACTATACGCAGCTAATACTTTTGTCTTAGTTATTTTAACAAAAGCTTTAGATTTTTCAGTATCAGTAAACTGAACTTCTGGGCCGTATATACCGCGATAGTTTCTATATCCAGATAACCAACGTGTTTCATCATTTAGGCGCGCATCTTTAGATTTTTGGAAAGCGGAATTTATAAATCCGACAATACCGGAATACTCACTATTCTCTTGTTCTACGTCACCATCTTCTTCTAGGGCTATGACGTTTGCTTCATCAGTCATGTCTTCATTAACTGTATCTGTGGGGGGCTTCATCAATGCCATACTTAGTATCCAAACGTGTTATCTGCGGGTTGCCATTGTTGTTGTGGAATTCCTCGCCCATCATCGAAGGCACTAAATGCTCGGGGCCGAGATTGTATTCCATAACGTATCGAGTCGTATGCGTGATCTGAAGCGTACCGAGGATCTATATCGTCTGATCCTTTAGGGTCGCTGGGTATTGTTGGAAGATCCGCAATAATTTGTCTGCAAGTGTCGAAGAATACTATTCCTGCCATTTGTGTTTCTTCATCCACCTTTAAAAGTTCGTGTAATCTATTTTTGCCAGCTACCCGTGATCCTCTAGACCTGTCGGAAGGGCGCCATCTGCATCCTTGGGAAATCATTTCTTCAGCTATTGATGGGCCTAACTGACCGCGCTGATGCCAACAGGAGCTGTCTAATACTCCGTAAGATAATTTCTCACCATTCTCGGCTGCTAGAACTGCCTTGGCTAGATCTCGGCCTGTGTGCTTACTAAGATACAGTTCGCGATAAACAATGAGGGTATTATAAGCAGGATCGATAGCGAACCAATGAACAGCACTGAATGAGCTATATCCGTAATCCGCTGATCTAAACTTTCGCCAGTTATCGGGGATTTCGAAAGGTTCAACGACATGAGTTTTTGTCCTAAATTCTGTAAATGCGGCCCCACTAGCTACCGCCCAATCACCTTCTAGAAGTTGCCGGCGTTGCATCTCTGGTAAAGAAAGCAAGTTGGCTTCGTAGGCGCCATCTGTAGCTAAGTATGGATTGTCGTAGAGAGAAGCGGGTATAAATCTACGTTGAAATAATGGCTGCCCCGCTTTATCGGGATGGCTGTCGGGATATCGTAATTCCTCACCCGTTTCTAAATCTGTGGCATTAAAGGCTTGAGTAGCAGGAGCAGGATCTATCCATGCTTTTTTAACCCATCCATGACCCGGGCCTCCGGGGTTACTAGTTGCCCTCATGTAAATTGGAAGGTCATCAGCGGTAGTTCTTAATCTACTACGCAAAAAGTTCCAAGCGAAGGGCGTAGGGTATTGCGTGAGCTCATCAAAGGCTATGTAGCTAAAAGCTTGACCTTGGTATCTCAGACAATCCTCGTCACGCTCCAAGTAGGTGAGCCACAATCGTGCTCCGCTTGGAAATACCCACTGGCTCTTTTTCTCTTGCCATTTGGCCCCTTTAAAAGCCTTGGGGTATATGAGCTGAGTCTTAAAAATAATTTCACGCAACTCATCGTTGGTTCTACGCAAAATTAAACCATTAAAATCAGGGTGTGAGAAGTACCTCATAGGGTCTGCAATTAATGAGTAGGTCTTCCCGCCACCGGCTGCGCCTCCATATAGTACCTCTCGCTCGATAGCGGATAAGAACTCTGTTTGCGGCCCGGGATTAGGCTGAAATATAATCTCTTTTTCTGCTGGAGCTGCTTCAAAATCTAGAGTATCGCTTACAGATTTAACTGGCTTTGATGCAGTAACTTTTGGAGTATCCTCTTTCCACTGCTCTAGTTTTTTTTTCTGTAAAGTCAGTACCCGTTTTGCATCCGAAGCCTTACGCTTAATCTTAGCTTTGGCTTTTTCTGGGCCGGTCTTAGGGGCTCGAGCTTTGCGTTCTTTCTTTTGCTGCTTCTCTCTTTTATTTCCATCCAGAGCACCTCTACGCTCCTTCCAGATCTTATTGATACCTTGATGTGATATAGATTTACCCGTCTTCTGGGTAAGCCAAGCAGCGGTTTCTCTAAGAGATCCACCATTGTCTATATGATCAAGTGCCTCAACTATAAAATCGACCATATCCTCATCCGGTATTAGGATGCACGGATCGTCAGGTGCGGGTCTATAGCCGTAAGCTATTCTTGCGGTTCTGTTTGCCCTGCGTTTATCAGGGAAATCTGTATCTTTTGTCATTCAGTAGCTTGTTTTGGGGGCAGTATAAAAATACCACCTTCTGGGCCTGTAACTTCTAATGTTTCCCTTTTAGCCACTCCAGCGCGATCTAATATCTCTTTAGCCGCTGCTACAATGTTCCTTGCACCTAATGCGCTAGGATCTGTTATAACATTTGTTAAACCAACAGCTGCTTTTGGGGCGTTCATAGCCATCATAAGCTGTGCAGCTTCCACAATGTCATCCTTTACGGGCTCTACAGCCTCTTTTATCGTTGTATTAGGTGAATATCCTGCGATATCCATTGCAGCTCGAATATCTCCGGCTGCTTCACCCATTAATGCATCAACAAATATCTGTTGGCGCTCTGTTAATTTCTTTTTTTCCATTATCTTAAATACACGAAGGCTAAGCCTACCGCTCCTGTACAAACCATCCAGAAAAATCTTTCAGCAAAAGCTATCTTTTGACCGCGCGCGATTGACTGCTTCTCCATGTCATCCATACGCTCATCAATTTTATTAAACACGCCCTCGTATGAGTCTAGCCGCTTGAAGATCGTAATCATGCGTTCCTCAATTCGTGCTAACTCGACTACTGCTTCGGAGAGTTTATCCACTTTCTCCTCAATTCTTTTTAAGTAGTGATCCGACATATTATGTCTTCTTTTTCTTAGGCCAACCAGCCTTCATATCCTTGTAAGCCTTGGCACTTACAGTGGAGTTCTTCTTAGACCGAGAGGTCTTATTCTTTTTTCTCTTATTTATATTTCCAACCAAAGAATTCTTAGCCATTGCAAATCCCTACCCTGTTAGTTTTGTTTAGTTTGCTACCAATTACGGCAAGACCAATAACGAGCGGTCATCCGTGATTTTGCCGTTTCGCATCTATGTCTCGCTCGAAAGGACTTACGCCGTTTAGGGTTGGATTTTTTAATTCTCATATCAGGGTCGCCATACCTAATAATCTTTTCCTTGCCATCTTCACACGCTTTGACCACAAACTTTTTTGGGCCATCAGGTGTACGGCGGGGCTTGTTACACGCCATCTTTTCTTTGTTAATTTTAGCCATGATAATTTAAGGCCCAGTATATTAATCCAACGCAAAACGAACTCACTATCAAAGCTACTACAACCCATGAAGCGATTTCACCTAACAAAGCTCTTGCTGCCTCTTTTTCTGTTGCTATTTCTCGTTTACGGATCCGGTCTTTTCGTTGATAATCGACCCAAGAGTCATATAATCCGGGTCTTCCATAGAGCCGCATCTGGGACTCCAATTCTCTTCTGGCCTCGCGTAAACGATCTAACTCTAGGAATTCCTCAAAGGAGCCTGTATCTTTACCCATTGCTTTGGCAAAAATACTATTAGACTTTCTTTCACCTTGTGCTTTAAGAGTTTCTTCGGCAGTTAGAATTGCCCCTAACTGTTTTCCCATCGAACCTATCTCACGCCCGTGACCGATCATGGTTTTTACCTGACCAATCGCAGCGTTGGCAGCACCAATCACTGCCAGCGTCTCTGCAATCACCGCTGTTCCCCCCAGAACTATGTAATGTAGTACTAACCTTCGTACACTAACCGCCGGATTTCTGCGCGGCTGACCCCAATATCTTTGAGTTGAGCATCGCTAAGGCTGGTAAGCATAAAATATGCTACACGGCGTTCTTGCACCTGTTCGATTTTTTTAATTAGTTTATTTAGATATTGTAGCATAATTACCTCCGTTTAACAACTACTGAGGTAATTATATCAGATTAATTAAGGTAATAGGATTGCTAGATAGTCATACCCGTATTCACAGGAGCACAATAGCCCCTAGAAAAGAGACCACTAGCGGCAATAATACTTACCTTACCTTCAACGTCTTTCTGGCACTCAAGTAAAGTTGGATGTAAATCCTCCCTACTCGTTATGGTACAGGTCGTAACGATTGGGCTCTGGCAAAACATTATCACCGCTAGAAACTTCATTTTTTCTTCTTAGCCATTCCACCGTGGTAATATCCGGGCTTTTTCTTCATAGCCATTCCACCACCCATCATCTTGGGTGTACCTTTTTGTGCGGGGGCTTTAGAAGCTCCACAGTCTGCTTTTTTAGTCTTCATAATACTCTCCTAGGATCCTGCCATTATTTTATCTGGTAATCCCTCTTTGTCATCGAGCTGCTTTTCAACTTCCGCTGTAGGAACATCTCCAAAGAAAAGATCGCCATAGCCAGTAAAGATAACCGCATCTTCATCAGCTTGCTTTTGGGTGATTAAACCTTCCTCAAGCAGATACTGTCTCGTTTTCTCTAGAGTTAAATGAACGCCAGTATTGGCCTCGATCGCGGCTCTAATGTAGATTAAGTTTATCATTCTGGATTAGTCTATTATCTCATGTTACACTAACAAAGTCAAGAAATAGGATTTACAAAGTGCTCTTTGTATGATATAATCGAGCTGTGGTCGAGAGGGTATATATATATATCTGATATCGAGTAGTGTTAGGAATAGTACTTCTGTAGCCTACTTATATCGTCACACATTAAGTGCTCAGAGAACTCATCAGGCTTCATATGTAGCATCTCGCCCTTAGTCTTACCCATTCGATCTAAAAGTTTCTCTCTACTAAACACTCTGAATAAATTTGTATCTAAGCAGGTCAGCATAAACTGGTCTGCTTCTTTTTTTGTGATACGGAAAGTATGATATCGATCACCGGTAGTCTTAAAAGCTGAGGCCTTAACCTCGAGCCCAAACAAAGTACCACTAGGCGCCCTACACCATATATCAGCTCCTCTTCGATCTACTATCGAGCACTCAAAGTTATTAAACTCTAAATAATATGCTGCAAGGTTCTCACCTACACGACCAACAATAGAAGCATCTAGTTTAGATCTAGGTGTAATGAGAGGTAGGTTCATACTTCTACCTCCGGAAGGTCATTCATATCGACTTTAAACATATCGCCTACAAGAGTAGAGTCTTCTATAGACTGTGCTACCTCTCTAAGCTTCTCCGCAAACCTATTAAGTTCATGGGCTACGCAATATAGCTTCTGATAGTCTGAATCGAACTTATGGAGCTCTAAACACTCCTCAATCAATCTCTCAAAGGGAGTCTCTACTTCATTAGGTTCATCATCACCGGGTATCGAGACATAGGTCGATATTATCACACCCTCAGTATCATCAAATTCTAAGGATAGGGCGTGATCGACTTCTAAATCGAAGTTTAGTTTATTATGAATGTTTATCACTGCTCAATAAGCCTTCTCTAAAGGAAGTTACCTTAGTAAATACATTAATTAATGTTGCTCGTCAAGCCTAGTTTACGAAATATTGTTACTAACCCCTGATTAGGGGCCATATATAGATCCTTGTATTGTGACAGGGCTAAAAAGCGAGGTCTGGTTTACAGTTGAAAAATACCAATCTCTGGTAGGGTCTGTATACGGTACGGGTAGGGGGTGGGGTGGCACTCGCCGGCCTAAATTTTTCCTCGATATCGCAAAACCCTAGCAATAAACCCCATATAAATAAGGATAAAAAGAATAGAATAAAGAATAGAGCAGCTGGCGCCTATATAAATAAGGGATAATAAACACGGCGCTCAGACCACCATAGTATCAGCCTAAAATCT